CAATGTACGTATTTTTAATTTAAAATGTTCATTTCTTTATAAAGTATGTCCTTTAAATTAAAACCAAATAAAAAAATGGAAGATATGATGATCAAAATGGTAGATACAAAACATAATGAATTTGTAGAGAGGTTCAAACATGAAAATGAAGTTCAGATTCCTACATTAAAAGAAGAATGTCTCACTGAAAAAGATCCCCTAAAATTAACGAAATTAAAAAAGAAGATTAAAGATATACAAGAAGGACAAATGCGTTATTATCTAGATAATGGTAACCATTTATTCTCTTATTTTGAAGAAAAAAAAGGTATCTCTGAAAAAAAGTCTACCATTAAATTATTGAACCAGTTTTTCAAGGTAGATGCGGTTCCAGACTCTCAAACTATGACGAATCACGCACTTCACTACTTGAAAAACATTGATGACACGTACATTCCCTCGGAAGAGTACATTTATAATACATCTATTTGTAAAAAATGTAGTCGGGGTGAATTGATACCGGTAGATTATGATGGTATTGTGATTTGTAATAATTCTTTATGTGCTTGTCAATTTCAATACCTCATTGAAAATGAAAAGCCGTCATATAAGGAACCACCGAAAGAAATATGTTTTTACGCTTATAAACGCATCAATCATTTTCGTGAGATTTTGGCGCAATTTCAAGCAAAAGAGTCTACGCAAATACCAAGTGACATTTTTGAAAACATTCAATCGCAAATTAAAAAAGAGCGTATTGATGTATCGGAAATTACAAATGAAAAAACAAAAGAAATCTTGAAAAAGTTTGGGTACAACAAGTATTATGAGCACATCATGTTTATCAAAGATAAATTGGGGATTAAACCTCCAGTAATGAGTCCTGAGCTAGAAGAGAAGTTGTGCGCTCTCTTCATTGAAATACAGCGCCCTTATGCAAAGTGTTGTCCGGATGATCGTGTAAATTTTTTAAATTATTATTATACGATTTACAAGTTGTGTGAATTGTTAGAGGAGGATTCTTTTTTACCTTATTTTCCAATGTTAAAGGATCGTGAAAAGAGAATGGAGCAAGATGATATATGGAAAAAGATATGTGATGAGTTAAATTGGCAATTTATTCCGACAATTTAAGTTTTTTTAATCCACAATATACCATGAATCGTCATGAATTAGTGAAAAGTATCATTCAACCTATAAAGAATGGTATTTTTGTTGAAATTGGAACACATACAGGATTATTTGCTGATTTTATATTAGAGAATAGTACAAACTCTACCCTCTACTGTATAGACCCTTATATAAAGTATAGTGAGTATGATGATGCTATTAATGAAATTACGGGTGATGCAATGTATGAGGATGTGTACAATAGACTCAAAAATAAATATGGGGATCGCATCATTTTTATACGTAAATTTTCAAAGGATGCGGTAGAGGATGTTCCATCCATAGATTTTTTGTATATTGATGGAAATCATCGTTACAAGTATGTATTAGAAGAGTTAGAATTATTTTATCCAAAAGTAAAAGGGTGTATTGTTGGAGATGATGCAGTAGATACAGAAGATGAAAAACGTAATGAAAATGGGGATGTCATGGTGACATGGTTTCCTGGTTGTTATGGGAATTATGGTGTCATTAAAGCATTTCGTGAATTTTGTGAAACAAAGAACTTGCATGGTGAAGTAATTGGGAATCAATATAAAATTATGTTGAATGAATAAATGGATTTATAAGGTGGAATCCAAAACCTGGTATTGAATTTGAAGATGCAACCCGGTATAACATTGCAATTATAGAAAAAGAGATTGGAAAGCGTAATTATCTGCGGGTACGTCTAGTCTTGGAACGCTTGGTCTGCTTCCGTCTATGCGATCTCCTAGATCTGCGACCTCCGGTTGGCATGGATGGCATAGATGGCATGGATGGCATGGGCATAGATGGCGTGGATTGATACTGTTCCAACATCTTCTTGTCCGAGTTGATTTTCGGGGGCGTGTATGTCATACTATAGTAAAAGAATATAAGTACATTTCCTTTTCCTTAAGAAATGCTATCCATTGACATTGGTGTGAAACATTTAGCCCATTGTTTGATACGTGATAAAATTGAAAGTTGGGACGTGAATAACCTTTCACCCACCTTTACATGTTGTTCTAAATCTACGCACCATTTGGGCGATTTATTTTTATGTAAAAAGTGTTTGACAACCAAAGAACTTCCGCAACTGATCACGTTATCTAACCAACATGAATCACCCATCGGTACTAAGAAGGAAATGATTGCTTCTCTCAAACGCAAATGGGTATCCAATGAACCAGACATGGTAGAAATTGGAAAACGTCTCATTCAAGTCTATGATACTTTTGAAAATGTCAACACGGTACTAGTGGAGAATCAAATTGGTCCATTGGCCAGTAAGATGAAGGGTATTCAAGGCATGGTAGTACAGTACTGGTTAATGCGTGGAGCGGAGGTTCACTGTATTGCAGCGGTCAATAAATTAAAGTTATTCCATAAAGGCCCCACTACGTATTCACAACGTAAAAAGTTGGGTATTCAGTACGCGAAAAAAGTTTTAGCGGAAAAGGGATGGGATGACACTATCTTTTTGAAGCATAAAAAGAAGGATGATTTGGCGGATACCTTGTTACAGGCCATTTGGTTTTTGGAAACGAAAAAGTAAATAAGATAATTGCGGATTATTTAAAGTGAATTCTTCTTACTTAGGATATGGAAGTCATTAATCTTACACCTTTGGAAGAAGTAAACACGACGTTGCCAGGTATTGAATTATTAATGAATGATAAAAATAAACAAAAGGATACGATTACCTTATCCGATATTGATTCATTAGAGAAAGAATTAAATAGCTTGTCTGGGTCAGGTGGGGCGGGAGGACCGGGAATAGGGTCTTGGGGGATGCCAGAGATCAAATTGAATTTTGGGGACATGAAGGAGACAAAAGAGGCATTTCCAAGGAGTGAACCCAACTTTCCAAGAAGTGAACCTACCGAAATCAAAATAGAGCCTACTGTTAGGTTTGCAGAACCGGTCAAGGAAAAAACATGGGATGGATTTAAACCATTTGTAGGAAATCCAGATAAGCCAGTAGAACAAAAGGAAACGTTACGTGAACGTTTTTCCTACTTGAGAAAGTTGGAGGACTTAGAGTCTAAAGGTGTCAAGCTCACCAAGCGGTACAGCATGGAGTCTTCCTTAGAAGAGATGAAGGGTGAGTATGAAAATATAGTAGCAGAGAAGGAAAAGGCGAATAATGTGAAATTTCAGGGAAAAATGTTAATGGCTTGTATTACGGGCATTGAATTTTTGAATTCCAAGTTTGATCCCTTTGATATTAAATTAGATGGATGGGCAGAACAATTCTCGGAGAACATTTCCGATTATGATGAAATCTTTGCCGAGTTACATGAAAAGTATAGAAATAAGGCAAAGCTTGCTCCCGAGCTAAAACTTCTCTTTCAGTTAGGTGGAAGTGCCATTATGCTTCACATGACGAATACCATGTTTAAATCGTCCATGCCTGGTCTAGATGATATCATGCGACAAAATCCAGAGTTGATGCAAAAGTTTACGCAAGCAGCCATGAGTTCAGTAAGTCCTGGATTATCTGGCTTTATGAATACGGTGCAGCCGCCGCGTGAGTTTGCCCGCCAAGAGCCCTATTCGCGACCAGAGCAAAGAGAGCCAAGAGAAGTACGAGAGGTAAGGACCGAGAAGCCACGACCAGAGATGAAGGGACCAAGTGACATTAATGATATATTGAATGGTTTGAAACCAAAGACGGTACAAATGGATGAAGGAAGTACGGTAAGTCTAAGTGAATTAAATGAAATGAAGGATGGCCTTGGCATGGCGAAAAAGGGTAGACGTAAGCGATCCGATAAAATGACGATGAATTTAAATCTGTAAATAACATATGAACCTAGCCTTTGGAATGGCTGTAGGATTTATTTTGTTTTGTAGCTTGATCGCAAAATTTGTCATTGCACCTTTAGATAAAAAATATCCTACCACCATGAAAACTTTCATGTTTGCAGATACGATACGTTGGCTGATACGTCTTTAATATCAATATAAACTATGTTGGAGGACTATTCTAATCCGAAAGAAGTAGAACGAAAGGCGAAACGCTATGGTGTCAAAGTATTTCGTTCTACAAAGCGTGATAAAAAGTACATGATCTATCATAACGGATGGGTACATTTTGGTGCCATGGGGTATGAAGATTATACGAAACATAAAAATAAAACAAGACGCGCCAATTATTTAAAACGTAGTGCTGGGATTAAAGATTCTGGTAAATATAGCGCGAATCAATTGGCACGTCATTTATTATGGTAATATAGTATGAATGTACAATTGTATTGGAAATATTTAGTCTTATTATTGGTCTATGCCATTGTATTAAATATTCCTTTTTTGATTTATCTAAATGAGATTACGAGTGCAATTACTACTTTTTTTTCTATTCAGGAAACGGGTAATTCCAATGGATACCTTTTTTATGCCATCATGATACTGGTACAAATTCCATTGGTCATGCAAGCGACACCTACATTATTATTAAAACTTCTTTATCTGGCTATTGCAATTCTGGTGGCCGTGATGAATCCGTTCTCTTTTTTAACGACACCCTATAATCCATGGTTTTTATTTCTCTTGACGTGTATTTTGTTTCCTTCTTTGAAAGTGTCTCATATTTTATTGAAACTCGCCATTCTCGTATTACTACTGGTAGTATCTACGAATGAATTACTTGCAGTTTGGTACAAACCATCGTTTGCTTTTTTAGCTTTTGTTGTATTGTATATCATTGGATATGCTTTGTTTTTCATTACGATGACAGAGGAACGATTTAGACCAATCATTCATTTTTTTAAATGGATCAAAAATTATGTCGTGTATCTATGGGATTTATTACTGTATTATGGAATGAAATTTTTAACACTACCTCCAGTGTTTGTAGGGTCCATGTTGGTAATTATTGGATTTGCGATTCTACATTTATACATACGGTCTGTTTCAAAAAAAACGTATGGTGGCAAGTCATTGGTGCACAAACCAATCCCATTGGATAAAATAAATTCTTATACGGTTCCTGTGAATTATCATTATACGTTGTCGTTTTGGTTTTATATTCATCCGAGTGCTCCAAGTTATGCACTTTCTTCTACGGAATATACGAATATATTGTTGTTTGGAGACAGCGTATTAATTGTATATAATGGTGCAGAAAATAAGATGCAGGTAAAGTTGAAAGGAGACTCTATGGTAGAAAAAGAGGTGCCTTTACAAACATGGAATCATATGGCCATGATTTATCAAAATGGTATCATGGACATTTTTATGAATGGAAAATTAATCAAGAGTGAAACATGGGCTCCTCATACGCTTACATCAGATGTAATGGTAGGTGCAATGAATGGAATACAAGGAGAGATATGTAATATGTTGTATTATGATGAAGTCAAGTCGCATGCATTTGTGAAATCTTTGTATAAAGATTTTAAGAATAGGAACCCACCGATCCTTTAAACAGTAAATAGGTTAAAAATAGACCAAAAAAGTTTTTGGAGAATAAATCCAAGATATTATAACACATATTTTTAAGTTTATAAGAAAACATGGCAACTACACCATACAATCCCCAAAAAAATAAAAAGTAATAAAATATCATTAATCCAGTTTCTGATAAAAGACCATAGTTGATATAAATGAGGTAATAATATAAAATAAATGGAATAAATCCAAAGGTAACGCCTGGAAAGGATGACGTTTCACCTAAATATCCAAAGAAAAGCATGAGCCAATTGAGTATTAGTATGGTAAAGATCATATACCGTTCTTCAAAGAAGACGGTAAGGAAATCAAGTGGTTCAGTACTAGATAAAAACCTTAAATACATGATTAAATTCACTAACATGGTAGGTGTGGTAATCATCCAATCAAAATATCTGGATGGAGTAATGTTTGTAATAGAGTTGAAATGAAAGAA